CTTGCTGGGCTAATTCGCCTACGAGAGCACGAGCAACATTAGGTTGACTAGCGTAACGCTCGCGTTGCGCATAATAAGCAGCAATATCAGGATAATTTTCAGCTGTAGGAGTGCCGGGCATAAAAGGCATTTTTGAAGTTGCCTTAGCCTGTTGAATAGCTTGAATTAATTCACTCTGCCTGGTACGAGCGGCAGGAGTGCCCATAAATCCTGGAGAAGGGAGTTGCTGACCGGCTCCCATAGTGGGGAAAGAAGATTCAACAATGCCGGTAACCGCAGGAGTTAAAGGTCCGGTTTCCGGAGTAGCCGTGGGCTGACCCATTGGGGTCTGAGCCTGCTCAGCTTCCGGCCTAAAGGCGTTAACTAAAGCGGCGGAACCAGCCATTGTTCCAGCAGAAGCAGCACCCAGGCCGAGTCCGCGAAGGAGTGAGCCGAGATCTAATTGCTGTACACCACCGGTAGCGTTTCGGAAAGCAACATCAACCGGCATTTCCGAAGTTCCGCGAGCACCTGCGCTAACGGTCTCCATTGCTTCGCGTGATCCACCCAGATTCCTAGCGCCGGGAGTCACGTCGCGGATAGCAGCTTCCAAAATAGAAGCATCGACTGCACGTCCACCGGGAGACGGAACAAGAGCTCCGGGCCTACCGGCTAAACCAGCAGTAACGCCAGGAGGAGCGATGTCACCCCGTCCGCTACGCATGAGAGCTTGATTCTCTAAAGCTTGTAATGTTTTGTTAACATCTCCTCGTAGAAGATCGCCAGGTCGAACTTCAACACCAAAATTTTGTGAAGCGCGGTTAGCTAAATCTTGAATTGAACGAAAAGTTCCCGGATCGCTTTCTAACAGGGCGGCTTCTTCAGGAGAAAGTGGTTGACGAGTAGTAGTAAACTCAGGCCGAGGAGCAGGATTAACTGAAGTGCGGAAAGCGGGTTCTGGTGCAGGGCGCCCCATAGGAACATTCCGAGCGGGCATAGTCGTCGGACGTACAGTCCGAACACCACCGAAAGGAATTTCTAACTGACCAGGAGAAGTTCGCATAACTTCTCCGGCGGGAGTTGCAACCGGACGAACATTCGGCTTAACAGGAGTCGTACCAACAAAAGGTGTTCCTTTTTTAAAGTATTGAGGTTTGCCTGCTTTTGTAAAAAGAAGACCTTGCAAAAATTCACTAGCCTGTCTACCGAGCTGCGACATTAACGTACGGAAATCCTGTAGTTATCTTAGCGCCAGTTTGCATAGAAGTACAAACGGTCAGATCGCGAAATATCAGGAGGTCCAGGTATAGCTTGAATAAATTCAGCACCACTACGTTCGAAGCGATACCGAGCTGCCACGGGGTCTCTGTAGTTAGGAACGTAGAGCATGTGCGCTAAACGATCACATTCATACAGATAATTTTCCCGCCAAATACGAGCAGTTTCACGCTTATCTTGAATATTAATTGAACGACTAACGTCACCCAAAATGGTTTCCTGGCGGCTAGTTGCTCGACCCGTGGCAAGCTCAGTTAGTCTCTCAGCTTCCTCACAGCGCTCAACACTTTGAACAATTTTATCGTAATAAAATTCACTTGGGATACTGTTACATGCTTCCATTAAACGGGCGTAATCTCCCGCAGGTACAGTAGCTATATTGTAACCTAAGTGATATGCGACACGACTAAAGTTAAAATCGTCTAATCTGTACCCAAATACTTGTGCTGGATTTCTAGTTAGCTGATTAATTGCAGCATAAACTACTTCGCGTTTAGTCGCATCTGTAGTGTCTGGTTGAAATACAACACCCTGTTGAGCTAAATAACTCTGAATTTGCTCTAGTTCTTGCGTCGAAAGCTGTGCCACAATACCGACGACCTGTTCTTTCCTTGATTCTACGTGAACTTAAAACGATTGGTTGATCACCCTTTATACGCTTGTTGGGCGGATATGAATCAACGCTGTTATAACCCAAATACGCAGCTTTATAAATATTACGGAGAAAGAGGAATTAAAGTTTGTGAACGGTGGAAAAGAAAAAAGCGGAAAGATAGCGAGAGTTTTTTTGCTTTTGTACAAGATATGGGTGACCGACCAAAGAATTACACATTAGAAAGAATTAATGTAAACGGAGATTACGAACCAACTAACTGTAAGTGGGCAAGTAAATCAGAACAAGTAAAAAATAGAAGAAAATATAAGAATCCTAAAATAAGCGGAGAGTATAATCATAATTCTAAAATAACTAAAGAACAAGTTATAGAAATTAGTGAAAAATTAAAAGGGCTAAAACACGGTTTGATAAGTGAATTAGCCCGAGAATACAAAGTAAACCGTTCAACTATATATAGAATTCAAAAAGGAGAAATGTATTATTCGACATAAACGTGATCGCCTTCTAAAACTTCGTCCCAGTTGATGTTTTTAATGGACTTCAGCTGATCGAGTTTGGTGAAGCGTTCACCCGGTTGAGCTTGTTGCAGCTCTTTAATTTCAGTAGCGGTCTTCATTCCGACGCCTTTAAGAACTTGCGTTAAGAGCTGCGGTGTGGCGCTATTGATGTTGATGCGGGTGAATGCTTGCACCTCCGGCTTAACTACCTGCCGACCACGGCGTTGCTTAACGTGTTTTTCGCTCTCCTTGGTTTCTGTAACTTTTTCATCGATCTGATTCTTATGAGCAAAAAAAACTTTACCCGTCGTCAAAGAGCGCACCATGAAGTATTCGCCTTCATCATGTGAACTAACAACTTCTACTTTCACACCATTAGGGGTGTAAGTAAATTCTTTGATTTCGGCGACAGTCATTATGCAGACAGTATCTATTGCTAGTTTACCTAATTTATACTGAAAACAGCAACCGATTAAAAATGCCGACAATTCCTGGTTTTAGATTGGCGGGAAAATTTTTCAAACATATTCCGTTCGCAGGAGATGTAGGCGTAGGCGTAGCGCAACTGTACAACCCCGACGAAGCAAGTGCGGCACAAAGAATTTTAAATGCCTTAATTATTGGAGGCGGAGGAGCTGCGGCGAGTGCGGCCACGGGGGGTATGGACTTTATACCTGCAGTAGTTGGATCCGTGGCAGATACACCTTTAGAAAACGTTAACGCTGAAACAATTTTGAGACGGTTAGCTTACAAACTAGGACAAGGTAAAGATCCAGGTACTACAACCGGACAACAAATAGAACGTATTCGAGAGTGGAGCAAAAACAAACGGAGAGAGCGCGGACCTGAATACGAAAAAGTACCTCTCATGTTCTAATAAAAAAGCCCCTCCGAAGAGGGGCCTTTATTTTTCCTAAATTTATCAGGAAGGAACGGTCGAGGTGTAGGTGCTCGACTCCACGAGGCCAGCGGGTTGCAGAACCAGATCGTCGCGCTTAGGCGCTTCGTCAGGAACCATCCAGCAAACTTCGCAAATAGCGAGAGCTTTGTTCTTACCAGACAGCTTACCTGCTTGAGCACGGGGGTCATAAACACCCGAAGCCAGAGTTAAGCCAGAGGCAACAACACCGCCAAGGTTGCGGGTGGCAAACAACTGCCAAGTCCTATCTGCAGTCAGAGCAGACAAGTTGCTGGAGTTGAAAATGTTTACCGAGTTGTTAGTGCCGTTAGTAATGCGGCTGTTTAAACCGCTCACAGTGACACCAAACTGACCAGACACCACGGTGCCGTCTGCACGGAGACCCTGGTTCATAGCAGGAACCAGCGTCAGGCAGGGTGAAGTCACGCCGCCGCCAACACCGCTGCTGACCACATCGCCGCCATCAACGCGGAGCGAAGCACGGTAAACATAAGCGCCCGAAGGAACAGTAATACCGTCCGCAATATCAGCCCGAACATCCTTGTGGTAATCAGGAGAAGGGATGATGACGTTGGCGCTGCTGAACGAACCGTTAGAACCGTTCAGACCGGAACCGTAAGGTTGAGCGTAATACTCAAGCTGGTTAACGCTACCAAGAGCCTGATAGGACAGGTCAACGTAGCCGATAGCCTGCTGAGCAATCCAGCCGGGCTGGAAGATAACACCAACAGGACCGCCAATAGGCTGGCTGGTCAGAGTTTGCGAAGTACCGTTCTCGTTCAGATAAACGACGGACTTCTCTTCGTGCCAATAACGAAGAACGTTGGTGTAGTTACCAGGATAAATCTTGGCAACCGAGATTTGGTTGGGATTAACAGTCATGATTAATTACCTCCTCAAGCGTTGAATGAGTAGGCAATGGTGGCGAAGTCAGCGTTCAGGAGTTCGAAACCTGCGTACAGGCTCCAAATCATCATGATGAAACGGCTGAAATCGTCATTGTTGTTGAGCAGCACTTGGGCGTTGTTACCGCCGATGCCGACACCAACAGATTGCGGACCGAAGAACATACCGATAGCAGACTCGTACGAAGACGAAGTACCGCCGATGGTCGCAGTTTGGCTCTGCGAGGGCATGTTGGTCGATTCGAAGAAGCGAACACCTTCGAACACGAAACCGGTCGGCATGATCGGCTCACCAGCCACGAAGGTGGCTTGGCCGAAGCCCTGACCCATGTAGATGGCAGCGTTGGGCTGCATCGAGGACATCAGGGGGTTGATCTGACCATTGCCGGGATAACGAGCAACTTCACGGAAGTCGCTGTTCTGGCGAAGGTGCATCAGGAAGGTAGGATCGCAAACGCAGCGATAAAAACCATCCTGGTAGGTAGGAGTGTTCCGCTTACGCAGGCTCTTCACCACGCGCAGCAGGTCATCCTTAACGTCGAACTTAGCTTGCTCGGCGTTGGCGTAGGTGAGGCTACCAACGGCGAGATCACCGGGGTAGTAGTAACCACCTTGGCTGTCAGAAGACTGACCCTTGGAAACAGCTTTCAGGAGTTCGTTGATGAACACCCGATCACGCCAACGACGATAGTCGTCGAGCAGAGTCAGGGAGCCGATCGACTGGTGGAAAGCGGTCAGGTTACCGGTATCCAGCAGAAGACGCTGAGCAGTAATAAGGGTTTCGCGAGCAATCTTAAAGGTGCTCGGCTGAGTGGGATCGGAAGGGTCCGCAGGACCGGTGTACTCACGAAGAGTAACCAGCACTTTGTCCTTCACAATGTTCCTGCTGTTGGCAGTACCGATGGTCTGCTCAGCAGTGCGCTCCCGAGACTCCTTAGAGCCAGGGTTGCCCCAGAAACGATAACGGTCAAGCTGAACGGTCTGGCCGGGTTGTTTGGAAAAGTCGTGAACAACACGTGTTAGGATTTGCGGGTTCAAATCCACTCTCTGAGTTTTTCATCCTCAGAGCACTGACTATATCTTGCTCCCAAAATGACTCGTTACAATCGTTTTTCTCCCGACCCTGCTGTTATTCGAGAGTTGGCATCAAAAATGCCAGATGTCGAAGCAGCAAAAATTCTAGGAGTAACAATGGTGACGTTCTATAAAGCTAGAAAGCAATTAGGTATTCCATCTTATTTTGAGCAAACAGGTAAACGAATAAGAAAATCAGGAGAAACTTACTCTTTTATGAGTTATGATGACCGGTATTTTAAGGTCATCGATTCACCTGATAAAGCTTATTTTTTAGGTTTGCTGGCATCAGATGGAAACATAAGTCCTAGATTAACGGCTGTACGAATTGCTTTAAAAGAAGAAGATAGTCTAATTTTAGAGCAATTTAGAAAGTTTTTAGGTGAAGATGCACCTGAACTTAAAACTAAGACTTCTAAGATAAATGGGAAGCTTAGTGCTCCTCAAAAAGTCTTAGTTCTTAGTAAAAAATCCATGGTAGAAGACTTGTTGAAATTAGGAATAACTCCAAACAAATCACACACCTTAAAACTTCTTTGTGACCTCCGTGAATTTAAAAAGGACTTCCTCAGAGGCGTGTGGGACGGCGACGGATCCATAACAGAACGACGCTTTAAAGTAACCACTGCTTCTGAAGAATTTGCCAACCAACTTCAAACTTGGATTCTCGATGTAAGTGCAGTCAAACTCCTTATAAAAAAGGAAACTACACAACGTGGAAAACAATTGTTTAATCTTCCAGGTTACATCAGGGACGCTAAAGCAATTAGAGCTATTTACGGAGAATCTAAGTTAGGTATTGAACGTAAATTAAAAAATTACGAACAATACTGGGAGCCCCGGCGCTAGTGGACTTCATAATCCGGTCTGGATCGTATGTCCTAGTCGATGAACCTTCCACTCATTCCTGAGAGGCTTGGCTGCTGATTGCCCCAGAATCCAAACTTTTTAACCATTCACGCTTACTGTCACCAGTTACGTTGTAGGGTTTGGATCTTTTAAGAAGGGTTTCCAGCAATTCACCGGGTTGTCACTTTCTGATTACTCAGAAAGGCGGCTGGGTTGTCAACCGGTTCTGCAGCCATCTCTACAACATACGCGGGATGCGGACGGTAGAGCTCTGCACCGAGCAGCTTCGGAAAATCATTGTCGACGAACAAAGCGTCAACCTCCGAAAAACTACATACTTAATTTAACGAAAAAACATCTATATGAACACTTCCTTGTCGCATTTTTAGCGTTTAACCTTTCTGATTGCTCGAATTAACAGACGCACTAAATGTCCTGACAAGGTTACGTACACCCTCAGAACCTTGGAAGTACACCGAACCCAGGTTCGAAACGTAACGAGTTGAGCCGCCACGGTAGATCGTGCGGATTACAGCCGACATCAAGCCAGGAACTTGAGCCCTAGTGGCTTCCGTGTATGTACGGCAATAGACCGGAGGGTTGTATGTCCAATCAGCTCGTGTAGCAACACCCGAACTAACAGCCGTGGTCAGCAGACCACCTTCGTAGCGACCGTGAGTTACACCTCCTCCCGTAATACCTTCAGCAACCGTATTGGAGTCTGGTGTTTTATAGGGCGAATAATCTTGATTATCCGGCGCAACACCTCCGAAATATGTGTAAGGCAATGTTTGCCGAACACCGAAGTTCGAACTAAAGGAAGTTTGAACTTTGGCGTATGCGATTGTTGAAAAACCTAAAGGTCTATATCCTTCTTCAGCACTAAGAGCCCCGCTTGGTTGATACGCAACGCCAGGGGTATAGTCAATCCAGTAACCAGAGACAGCCGGGGGAACTTCCCGAAAGTCATCTGTAACATACCAGAGACCACTGTTAGGAATACCGGGAGCAATCCGACCGAGATCCGCTCCGATGTCAACAATGCCGGAAGATACGACTAAAAACGCTTCATGATTCGGTCCGCTTTGCAGTTGATGCGGACCTGAAACGTATTTATAGTTCGTTAACGGAATGTATCCCACGAGGCTATGGCATATAGCCTCATTCTAAGTTTTAACTAAATCAGATTTGACCTGAAGCTGCAACGATATTGTTCAACGTGCTCATGTCGGCACTGATGTTTGCCATATCGG